GTCGTTGCCGATAAAGAATTAATCAACTGAGTAGCAACCTCAAATGCCCTTGGCTGCTCACCCTCTTTAGCAATAGATAATAATTCTTCTAATGCTATATTTCCTTTTGCAATTAGATTATGATATTGATCTCTTGAAAAATCATAGTCATCAACTAAATCATCTTTTTTTTCAACTTCAATATCTTGATTCAATTCTGGTTCTTCAATCTCAATAATATCATCTGCAATATCTAATATATCATTTAGTTTTTTTACTGTTTCTTTTTTCATTATAAATCAGTTATAGTTGTTGTAGTTTTGACTGGTATATCATCTACTTCAGCAGAAGTTGAAGTGGGTCGAACATCAATATTGAAACTTTTTATATCTATATCATCAAAAGTTGTTCCAGCATTTACATCCACTTCTCTAATAATTCCTTGGTCTTTAGTTGGCCCATACAAATAACCTTGAACAGTAAAAGATAAAGTATGTACTAATGATCTTCTTGTAAGAAAGTCTCCTTCATAATCATCTGTTGTTGACATACTGTTATACACAATAGGTATATCTCTCTTAATACCTAATGTTTTCATTTCGTTCATTGTTACTTGAAATTCTGGTGTAAAATATGGTAAAATTTGTTCAAGTATTTGTGAACCATCATCTTGATTTAAGACCATAATAGCCAAATCAATATCAAAATTGTATGGAACAGGTGTATAAGCAGTAGTTAAAGTAGTTGTATTTGAATCAACATTTGCTGTTGCTGTTGCATTTGTTCCACCACCACCTGTTATTGTAACATTAGGTATTGAAGTATAACCAGTACCAACAACATCAAGAGTAATACTTACAACTTTATCAGCATTTGTTCCTGTTCCAAGAACAGCTGTAGCAGTTGCTTGTGTACCTCCAGTTGGAGCTTCTATTGCAACGGTTGGTACAGACGTATAACCAGACCCACTATTTGTTACATTTATACTATCTAACGGTCCTAATAATTTTATTTCACGAATCTTTTTAGTTGTTTGTAGTTTTCTTGTTGGGTCATACTGCATTGCCATAATTTCAAAAGACATTCTAGGTAATACCATTCCTATTGTCTCTTTTGTTTCTACTGCATCTTGACCTGTACTTTCAATTTGTAATGGACCTTGGTCTAATTTTGCTAAATACTTAGAACTCGGACCATAAGCAATAGGAACTTTTAACCTTTGCTGAACGACTCCATCAGGCTTTGTTCTTCTTATTTCTATATTATTAAATATTGTTCCAAATAATATAACAATATTTCTAATATTTTTATTGTAAAAATATTTTCCAAACATTAAATTCCACCCTCACTCCATGGGTCCATTTCACTAAAATCTAATATGCTATCACCTTCAGTTTCAAGAACTGCATTATCATCATATTCAGATGTTGAAATAAACTGGTCGTCTTGTTTATCAATCGTATTAGAATAAGTAGCACCAGAGATGGTTTCACCATTTACAAATGTTCCAGATACACGATAAACATCTAATGTTTTACCTAAATCCATATTTGCAACTTTAGCTGTTGCTCCAGAAGTTTGACCAGTAATAGTTTCACTAAATACAAATCGAGCTTCGTTAGTAAATGATGTACCAACACTAAATCTCTGTGTAGTTGCATTTTCTCTTTCAACTTTGTCAAACATAGCACCCATTTCCATTGCTGGAACATCAAATGCCTCATTATTATAACGAAATAACTCACAAGTTAATTCAAAACAAGTATTCTTTCCTAAAGTATAAAATGGTTTTTCATGCTCAACAAATTTAATTTCATGTATAGTTTTACCAAATGGAAGATAAATTAAATCACCTTCTCTAGGATTACCAATCAAAGCTTCTTCAACAAATCTTGTTTTATTAACAATGAGTATTACTTCATCTTGAACATCTAACCCAAATCTGGAAAGTTGATCTCCAATACCACCAAATCCTTCAGGTGTGTTTATATACATTTCAACTTTTCTAGCATTTGCAAATCGTGCTGTGGGTTCTTCATTATAAATTGTATCTTTATCAGATGTTGATTCTCGTATCAAATAATAGACTTCAATTCCACTAATCTCAATAACTTCTTTTGTTAAGTCATTGAGTAGATTTTGTTGTGGCCACGAATTAAAATTTCTAAAGTAATTATTAACTGGCATATTAACCTACATATCCGTCTGCTGGAAGTTCGTATTTAAGACTTACTTGTTCTTCAATGAGTCTTATTTCTTCTGTGGCTTCATCATAGATAGTTTTACCGTCAAGTGTAATACCACCTGGTAAAACGACACCAGAAAACTTTTTCAAATTAGTTCCCCATTGTTGTTTGATTAAAGCACAGGTATATTTTTTAAGAAACATATCATTCCATACTTCTGTATAGATAGAAGGGTCTAAAGCACGATATGCTTCTATTACCAATACATCATCTACTTTAAATTTGTTTGTCCAATCAGTTTCTAAATAAACTCTATTTTGTTTTCTATTAAATAACATTATTGGAGTAAGTGAAAATAATTGTTCAATTAAAGAAAAATTACTTAACGTCATACTCCATTGTTGTAAAGATGAACCAGAAAAATTATTTAAATCATTCAACCTCATTTGGTATTCTTCGTTAAAGAAACCACCCTGAAAAGAATCAAAACTTGGAATAGGCAATACTCTAATAACACTAATTACAGGGCCACCATCAGGTAAAGCAGGATCACCCATAGGAATATACTCATTATCAATATCAGTTTGAGTAATGGTATGCTTAAGAAAAACTTTTTCTACTCCGTCAAAATGATACTCTTGAAAAAACTCTACTGCTTCATCAATCCTTTCATCTAATTGATCTTCATCAACATTGATTTCAATTACAGGTTGTCCAAGTTTTCGTAAACAGTAATCTATAAGTCCCTGTCTTGAAGTTACACTAGCCATATTATTTTCCTTTTATTGTTTTACTTCTCCAATTCCCATTGGCTCAAGTTGTTTTAACATATTTTCTCTATCTTCATTAGCCATCAATAATTGTGCTTCCATTTGGACTAATTTTCCGTTAGCCTCATTTACTTTACTTTGAAGTACATTAATTATTTTTTGAGCATAATTTAATTGTGCTTGTAAATCTACTTGTGGTTGTTCTAATTCATCTTGTGAAGCTTCTTCAAAACCTGCTTCTTTTGTTTTTCCGTTTTTACCATTTTTACCATTTGTTTTTTCTGTCATTTCATTACTCCCTTAATATAGAATTATTATTTACTACCTCTTTTTCTTTTTGCAGGTTCATCAGCTCTAGCTATACGTTTCTCGTCTGCCTCCAGTCCGTACCTTGTTCGTATCATTGTATCTAAACGTAAAATATCCGTTTGTAATACTCTGATCCTATCTATTAACTGAACTAATATGTCTGTCTGATACCCAATCTTGCCAGTCATAGAATCTTGTAACCATTTCACAATTTTCCAGAAACCCCATCCAACCAATAACAAACCTACGATTGGCACCCCTAACTTTTCTATCAGGTCAGCGGTTTCGTTAAGTTGCATTTGACCACCTATCTTTATTTATATAAAAAAAATAAAAGGGGACTGAGGACAAGGCCTCAATCCCCTTTCGGTAAAACTTTAAACTACTATGTCGGCAATTCTAAAAAATAATTTAGAAAGTACCACCATCCAATACGTCAGTCCAAACTGGTACACCACTTCCATTAGCAGTCAAAAACTTATGTGCTACACCAGCAGCAGTTGCTTGCAACGCACCTGCACCATTACCATATAGAACACCATTGGATGTATGAGTTGCTGCACCTGTACCACCCATTGACACATCAAGACCATTAGTATCAATAGTCCAACCATTAGAAGCATCATGCGTAACAACACCAGTACCCCAAGCAGAACTATTTACACCAGTACCACCATAGGCTGCACCTATTGGTGCAGTAGTAGATGCCCATGTACCAGTTGTGATTGTACCAACTGCTGCCAAACTTGTTGCAGATGTAATATCATTTTGGGCAGCTGTTTTAAGAGTACCATAGATATTAGTAAATTCAGCATCACCAACAGTACCTCCTGTTACAACATTAGTGCCAGCATTGTAAGTACAGTCAGACCAATATTTAAATCTTTGATTATCCATATCCATACCAAAGAAGCCTGTTTTATCGGTAGCTCCAGATTTCCAAAGAAATTCAATACCACGATCAGCTGTTGTAGCATGAGACCCAATTCTAAATACAGGATCATCTAATGTTGTTGTGTTTGTTTTAACTTCTGTTGTCGTACCATTAACAACTAAATTACCAGTAACAGTCAAATTACCAGGAGTTGTTACTGCCGCGGCTAGTCCAACCTGTGCTTCTGCACCAGTACCACCAGTTAATAGATTAACAGAACATTGATTAGCAATTGGTGTAACTGTTCTTACAAAAGCACCATCAGTATCAGATGCCATTTGTACCATACCATTTGGGATACTAGTAATAGCAGAAACACCATCTTTATTAACAGATACATCACCAGCAATTCTTTGATCTTCCCATTTATTAGAATCTGTATCCCAAATCAGAATTGACGCTTGTGGAACATCAGTAGCATGAGAAAGAGCAGTATCAGAAATAGCATTCATATCTGGTGTCGCACCTGTTACAGCTGCGGCAACATATGCTGTTGAAGCAGCAGTAGTATCTGTTATATTCTGAGCTACTGTAGGTACTTTAACAGTACAAGTACCAGCATCTGCATCCAGAGTGCCAGACATTGTTAAATTAACAGCAGTTGCTGTTCCAAGTAAATCCGTACTTGTACGGAATGCTGTTCCCCAATCACCACCTGGAGCTCCACCGATTGATTTAATAGCACCAGCAGTTTCATCACCAATATAAAGTGTACCAGCACCACCATCATCAATCCATGCTAATTCACCTTTAGCTAAGGTACCTGCTCCAGGAGCAGCAGTACCCGAGCTTCGTCTTATTTGTAGTTTTGTTGCCATTTAATTATTCCTCTAATTATGTTTAAGTTAGGTTTAATCAGTTTAAAACATTGTATTCATAATAAAAAAATCATGTACTTCTCGTATTGTCATTGTATATGTTAAACCCACCACAAAAAAAATTTAGAATGTACCACCGTCGTTATCATTAACAACTTCTATATCAATAGGTATAAACTTTCCTGTTGTTTCGTTATAAACTAAAACGTCATTATCATTAAGTCCGGTTTTATTAACATCTGTTAAATCCACCAAAGGCGGAATATCAGTTGTTGCTTTTTGTAAAGCAGTTGTTGGAGAAAAAATTGGATTACCACTATTAAAGTTTACTTGTATAGGCATTAGATGTCTGTTACCTCCGGTCTAATTGTTATAATACCTTCTATAACTCTTTCTTTTGTTTGCTCTACATAATTAATACCACCAGCTGTTACAGTTATTCCAGTTATAATTCCACCAGCAATTGTTGCAGTAGCTGTTGCTCCAGAACCATTAACCTCTGGTGCTGTAACAGAACGTGTATCAGCAATTGCAACTGTTGCTGTTGTATATCCAGTACCACCCTTTATAACTGTAATTCCAGAAATAGCACCAGAACTATTAACAACTGCACGAGCTTCAGCACCACTACCATCACCTGTGATAGTAACTACTGAACCTCTTTGATCTGTTAATTCAACATCATACAACCATTTTCCAAATTTAAGATTAGTTGTTTGTGTTGCTGTTAATGATAACTTAATTTGTCCTGAAGCAGCATTTAACACTTCAATTTTTATTGCTTCTTTTGTATTAACAGCTTTATAATGTCTTTTTACACAACTAGCAAGAGTATGATTTTGAATAGGTCTATTCGTACCAGCTGAATTTTTTAAATTAATATCAGCCCACCAATTCTCACCAGCATTTAAATCTTGATTCCATTTTGTTGCAGCCATATTATTATCCTAACGCAATTGCCATTGTTACTGGACTTGTTGCTGCTGTTGATTGTGATGTTCCATCACCAAAAGTAATTTTATTTCCTGACATAATATGAATACCATCACCTTTAATTTGTATAACAGCATTACTAGAACCAGCTTCTTGAACATGGATTTCTACAATACCAT